CTAGTGCATCTTGGAAGACCATTTGAGGCTGCCGAAAATGTGCAGGCTGGCGGCCGCATCCTCCTCGGAAAGTGAGATGGGTCGGTAGAGGTTCTCATTGTCTGAACGGACCATGATCCCACCGCCTGGTAACTTCTGCAGGCGCTTCACCATCAGCTCGTTGCCCATGGCGATTGCATAAATCCCGTCTCCGGCATTGGTGATATTGCAGTCAAACACGCCCAGGTCTCCGTCAGCCAAAGTTGGGAGCATCGAGTCGCCAGTAATCTCGAGCGCGGCGAGCCCTTCTACCGAAGAGCGGCGCAGCTTTTGCTTCAGGAAAGCGGTCGTGAACGGGATTTCGTCGAGCACTTGAGCGCGATCAAAAAAGCTACCCGCGCCGGCAGAGAGCTTAACATCGTATCTGGGTATCGAGATGAACTGGGACTTGGCCGATGCTTCTAGATCCCGGTCGGCCAACAGCATTGAGCCTTTGCCGGTAGCAAGCCAGACCGGATCAACGCCCACGTTTAACGCAATGTCGGAGACGGCAAGAAACGGAGCTTTAGCTCTGTTCCGTATCCACTTTCTAAGTTGCTCACTCGTGACCCCAGCCACGCCAGCTGCCGCATTGAGGCTCTTGTATAGATCGGCAACTTCACCGAGTCGGTCGCCGAAGGTTCCGTTTTCTAGTTCTTGGTTTGAACTTTCAGGCATAGGAAAATAATCCGGTATAAAAAACGTAAAATGACGCTTTTTGTCTGGCTGACACGACAAGAATCGCCTATGCTGTTCTCAATCGAGAAAACTAACGACAAAAAACGAGATATTTGTCGAAAGCGTAGGTTCCTATGGAGACCACCAAATCAGGCGATTGGGATCGTAGCCGGATTCTCTACGAGCTTAAACGAACCGGACTCGCGGGATTCTACGCCCTCGACCGGCAAGCCAATCTCAAGCTGGGCGCAACATCCAAGGCAGCCTCGATCCCCCACAAGCGGGGTGAAAAAGCGATAGCCAAGGCGCTGGGACAGCATCCGCATGCCATCTGGCCAAGTCGCTATGACGCCCAAGGTGAAAGGCTCAGACCTCAACCTGTTGCAAACTATGAACGCGAAGAGGCCGGCCTGTCCTGTCAAATCGGAGCGGCAGCCTAGACATGAGCCAGCTTCGTCAGGTCCCCCTCGCTGACATCCGCGTAGAGGAACGCCTTCGCCGTGTTGACCCGGATCATGTGGCGGTGATCGCCGCTTCCATACGTGAGTGCGGCAAGGTTCTCTCTCCGGTCACATGCCGTACCGGCAAAGGCGGTCAGATCATTCTGATTGCCGGCGCGCACCGTGTTGCTGCAGCCCAGGAAGCGGGCCTCGAGACTATTGCCGCCGAGATACATGCACAGCTCGGCGTACAGGCTGCCCGGCTGATGGAAATCGACGAAAACCTCTGCCGCCATGAGCTCACACCACTGGACCGCGCCGTAAGCCTTGCAGAACGCAAAGTGGTTTATGAGCAGCTGCATCCGGAGACCAAGCACGGCGGTGACCGCAAGTCCGGGATCAAGTCGCAATTTTTGCGACTTGATCGGTTCAGCAAGGAAACACAGGAAAAAACACGCCTTTCTGAGCGATCAATCCAGCGAGCCATTGAGATCGCTAAACGCCTTTCACCGCATACCCGCACGACGCTGGCCCATATGCCCATGCCGATCAAGGAGGGCGAACTTTACAAGCTCTCCCGGCTGAGTGAGCGCGACCAGCACAAAGTTATGGATGCCTATGAAGCGGGTGCCTCGGTCGGAGACGCTCTCCAGCGGGTGTCAGGCAAGACAGCCAAGACATCCACATCAGACACGGCCTATCAGCAACTGATGCAGGCATGGGTCCGCGCGCCTCGGTCTGCCCGAGAAAGGTTTGTGGCCGCGCTCAAAGAGCGTGGCGAAGACGTCTCCGGCATCGAGGAGGCGGCATGATGGCGAAGGTGCGCGGCGACACCAACACGCTTGACCTCCTCGGTTGGCAGCCTCCTGCCATCGTGGAGAGGTTCGATGAGGAGAAGGTCCGCTCATCATCGCTCCGGGCGCGCATTAGCCGGGCAGTCGCAGAAACACTGCGCGACTGCAACTACGGCCGTGACGAAATTGCGGAAATGATGAGTGCGTGGCTCGGCGAGGATGTGACCGAGCACATGATCAACGCCTATGCCAGTCAGGCGCGAGAGGATCACACGATCTCCTTCCAGCGATTGCTGGCGCTGGTCCACGTCACCGGCGACACGCGGGTGCTCCAAATGGGCGCTGAACTCTTCGGTCACACAGTCATCAACGACAAGTACCTTGAGTGGGTTGAGGTCGGCATGAAGGCTGACCGCAGGGATGAAGCCAGACGGCAGCAGGAAGAAATCGACCGGGACTATGAGGCCAGCCTGCGGACAGCGCGCCGGAGGGCCGACCGATGAAGGAATGGTACAGCCCCAATACCCTGGCTGGACTCAAGCTTAAGGGGCTGAAGGTCACGCCACGAACAATCCGGCGCACTGCTGAGAACGAAGGCTGGCGAGCAGCTCAGAACCTTGGAGGTGAGCCACTCGCACGCCGCGCCGATGATGGCGGTTGGGAATACCACTACACGCTGTTGCCGGGTGAAGCTCAGGCTGACCTGTTGCGCCGCCACCTCAAAGCGCAGGCTGCCAAGGAGACTGTCGAGACTCCGCAAGAACGCCCAGCCAACTGGGCAGACTTCGATACCCTGCCTGCTGACCGCAAGCGCAAGGCACAGGACCGTCTAGACGCACTCAATGCCATGCTGGCACTCGAGAAGGGTGGCCTCAGCCGCACCCTCGCAGTGGCCCAGGTCGCTCGTGACAAAGGGCTTGGCAAGAACACCCTCTGGGGCTGGCTGAGGCTCACGGCTGGTCTCGACAAGAAGGACTGGCTGCCGGCACTGGCCCCCAAATGGAAAGGCCGCAGCAAGACTGCCGATTGCCACCCGGATGCATGGGACATTCTGGTCGCGGACTATCTACGGCAGAGCCGCCCACCTTTCTCATCCTGCTATGCACGTCTCAAGGCAATTGCGGATGAGCGCGGGTGGCACATCCCCTCCGAGCGCACGCTCTATCGGCGCATCCAGAAGGAAGTCCCAGGCGCAGTCCACACGCTCAAGCGTGAAGGTGCCGAGGCTGCCAGCCGTCTTTATCCTGCGATGGAGCGCGACCGTACTCACTTCCACGCGCTGCAGGTGGTGAATGCCGATTTCCACAAGCTGGATATTTTCGTTCGCTTCCCGGATGGCCAAAGCTACCGCCCGCAAGTCGTCGCCATCCAAGACCTCTACAGCAACAAGATCCTCGCCTGGCGTGTTGATGTATCCGCCAATGCGACCGCTGTACGGCTGGCCTTCTATGACGTCTTCCGAAACTACGGCGTGCCGGAGAAGGCTTATCTCGACAATGGCCGGGAGTTTGCCGCCAAGTCCATTACCGGGGGGCAACCGACGCGCTATCGGTTCAAGGTCAGGCACGACGAGACCCCTGGCATTCTGACCCAGCTTGGCTGTGATGTGCGATGGACACGCCCCCACAGTGGCCAGTCAAAGCCGATAGAGCGCGCCTTCCGAGACTGGTGTGACAACATCGCCAAGCACCCTGCCTTTGAGGGCGCGTACATCGGCAACAAGCCCGGTGCCCGGCCAGAAAATGCTGGCACGCGGACGGTTGAGTTCGACACTTTCCTGCAGGTCATGGAGCAGGAGGTCCGCGCGCACAACGCCAAGCCCGGTCGCAACACGCGGGTCTGTGGCCGTGAACTCTCCTTCGACCAGGCCTTCGAGCGCAGCTATGCCGACGCGCTGATACGCAAGGCGAGCGATGAACAGCTTCGGCTCGTGATGCTGGCGGCGGAGTCCGTCACAGCGCGCAAGCCTGACGGTGCGGTTCATCTCTACGGCAACCGCTATTGGGCGGAGTTTCTGGTCGAGCAGATGGGACGGAAGGTCACGGTGCGGTTGGACCCGGACGATCTCCATTCAGGTGCCCATGTCTACAACGCAGCGGGTGCATATCTCGGCTTTGCGGAGTGCTGGACCGCCGGCGCCTTTGACAGCCTGGACGGTGCCCGCCGCCACGCGGCGAACCGCAAGAAGTATCAACGCGGCCTCCGCGAGCTTGCCGAGCTGGCGGTCAGGCTGAAGCCGGAAGACGTTGCTGCCGCCCAACCGTACATCGAAGAAGCGCCACGGCCGGAAACCCGGACTGTGCGGATGGTGCATGGCGCAACCGCCATGGCGGTGAGAACTCGCGAAGAGATTGATGAGGCTGAGGAACGCGATCTGGATTTTGCGGACAGCTTCTCGAAAGGACTTCAGCTGGTGTCGGTGAACAACGGCCTCAGCGGAGAAGAGTGAGGACGCGCTGCCGGCAAGCAAAACGCGCCCTCGTGTCATGACTGACGGGAGATTTATACATGAACACCAAAACCGACGAAACCACCTTCACCGCCGCCGAGATCGAGGATACGCGCAAGCGCGTCACCGGGATCATTGAGATGGAAAGCCTGACGCAGGCTGACGTCGCGCGACAGGCCGGTATCGCCTACGGCACCTTCACCGGCTGGTATCGCGGTCACTACAAGGGTGACAACGACAAGGTGACCGGCCAGGTCTCAATCTGGCTGGCTGATCGGGAGACCCGGAAGCGGACAGCCGCATCGATCACCCGCGCGCCCGATTTCCAGCCGACACGGTCAGCAAAGGAGTTCATGGACGCGCTTCACTTTGCACAGGTGATGCCGGAAATCTCGGTCGTCGCTGGTGCGGCCGGCATCGGGAAGACAACGGCCTGTCACGAGTATGCTGCAGCTGCGCCGAATGTGTGGGTGGCCACCATGAACCCGACCACCTCCACTTGCGGCGCGATGCAGCATGAGCTCATTCATGTGTTGGGCGTCGTTGAACGTAGCGCAGCGAAGTTTGCTCGCGCCATCGGGGCGAAGCTGGAAGGCACTGGTGGGCTCCTGATCATTGACGAAGCTCAGCATCTCAAGCCGGAAGCGCTCGACTTTCTGCGGTCCATCTATGACCGCTACAACATCGGCATCGCGCTTGTCGGGAACGAGACAGTGTATGGCCGTCTGGAAGGCAATGGCGGCAAGGCTCAATTCGCCCAGCTGTTCTCCCGGATCGGCGTCCGGGTCACCCGGTCCAAACCGCTTGCTTCGGACATGTGCAAGCTCATCGACGCCTGGGGCGTCACGGATGCCGAAGAGAAGAAATTCCTCAAGGCCGTGGCGGCGAAGCCCGGTGCGCTGAGGACGATGACGAAGTGCCTGCAGCTCGCGTCGATGCTGGCAGCGGGCGAAGAGAAGGAGCGGTCACTCCGACACCTCAAGGCTGCGTGGGAAAAGCTGTCTCCCAACGCGATTGCAGCGTGAGGTGCCGTCATGCTGTCACAAGACATCAAGAACCTGCTGCTCGGCCTTCACCGCTCTACCGCTGCGAATGGTGGTGTGATGGAGGAGGCTGTCTTCCACACCTTCTGCGCTCATCTCGCCGAGCTGGCTGACGAGGTGCAGATCCTCGAAGAGACCATCGTCCCAACCGAGGCCCGCATGGCGCGGCTTCCTGCGGACGTCATCAACCTTGCTGACGAGAAGTCCCGCCGTGCCCGGATGCGGGCTGTCGCTCATGCCCCGGACCACGGAGGAGCAGCATGAGCGAAGCAGCAGCGGCCAAAGAACAGTATCTGTTGCAAGGCAGTCTTGAAGTCCTGCCGCCGGAAGCTGTCGGCTCGGGTCACATCGCCATCCTTTGGTGCTCGCCTGATGCCGGTGTTCAAGTTGGCATTCCCCTCAGCCGAAAGGAAGCGATGCACGTGCGTGTCGCGCTCAGACGTGCGGTTGAACGCGTGAGGGGGAGGTCATGAGTTTTTCCCGTACGCCTCACCGAAAGCGACACGCCAGTCCGGTGCGTAGTGGCACGCTCTCGCTGGTGCGCGAGTTCTTCAATCTCGTCGAAAACGTCGAATGCGTATCGATCACTGACCTCGCTGACCGGGCCGGATATGCCCGCGCGACACCTATCAGGTGGACTGGGCGCCATGGCCCAACACTGAAGGCATTCGAAGATCATCTGAATGCCCTCGGATACGAACTGAAGATCGTGAAGAGGGAGAACACATGAACCGCTCCCGACACAGCCGTCTCCGGCAGCTCCTGCGTTGGTGGCGGACCATGTTTCTACCCGGAAAGAAGAGGAGGCCATCCAGATGGCACGCGTGAAGTCAAAGGCTGCAGATCACCCGGTGCCGCAATCGATGGAGGAAGCCAACAGCTTCGTTGAACACATCGGTGACACCCAACGCCGGTTGGACACGATCCGGACCGAGATGAATGACCGCCTTGCAGAGACCAAGGCTCACTACGAGGCCCTGGCTGCGCCGCTGAAGGAGTCCTTGGCGGAGCACACATCCGGCCTTCAGGTGTTTTGTGAAGCGCACCGAAGCGAGCTCACGGGGGATGGTCGGCGAAAGTTCCATCGTTTCGCGGCAGGTGAAGTTTGCTGGCGGCGACGGCCGCCGGCGATCCGCATTCGTGGTGCCGTCAGGGTGCTTGAGCGGGTGAAGGAGCTTGGTCTCACCCAGTTCATCCGCATCAAGGAGGAGATCAACAAGGAAGCGATGATCGCAGAGCTGGAGAAGGCCGTCGCGGTCGATGGTGTGAGCGGCATCATTGGCGTTGAGGACTTCGTCATCAAACCCTTCGAGACCGAACTCGAGGAGGTCGCGTAGCGATTATGTCCGTGCCGCCCGTTACACCGCAGGATCTGCAGGACGCACTGGCCAGTCTGGCCATTGCGTCCTTCAGCTTCACGCGAGGACGCGGGCGGCAGCAGGCGCGGGAGAACCTCGCGCGAGAGCTCACCCACACCATGAAGCTTGTGCACGCACCAATTTGCGACACCTCGGCATCTGACCCCGTGGACCTCATCAACCGATACCTGTCTGCAGGTGGCAACTGGCGCGATCTGGCCGCTGCGGTCAATCGGCATGCCTTTGACGGCTCGAGAAGGAAAACGTCATGAGAAGTAACAGGCCGAACGGAACCCACCGTCATCCTGCACCTGGCCAGCGGCGAGAGCTCAACCCACAACGGCGGGCGCTCTACGCGAAGATTCAGATCGCCAAGAAGCAGGTTGGCATGGAGGACGATGACTATCGGGCGATGCTCATGACCCGATACGGGCAAAGCAGCCTCACCCAGCTCACTCACGATCAGCTCGGCGACGTGGTGAAGCACTTCATTTCCTTGGGCTTCAAGCCGAAGCGGCGCGCGGTTGGCAAAGCAGGTGCCCGCAGCCTGGACCAGGACCCTTCTTCCAGAAAGATACGGGCGTTGTGGTTGTCCCTGCATGCGCTGTGTCTCGTCGATGATCCCTCAGAGAAGGCTCTGGCTGCTTTCGTCAAACGTCAGGCCGGCGTGGACGACCTGAGATGGCTCACACCGGGCCAGACCTACAAGGTTGTTGAAGCCCTGAAGGCGTGGGCTGAACGGGATGCCGGTGTCAGCTGGCAACCCTTCGCGGGCGTAGATGGTCCTGTGCACAAACCGCGCGTTCGCGTTGCTCGCGCTCTGTGGGCTCACCTGCACGAGGCGGGAGTTGTTCGAAATGGGTCTGATGATGCCTTGAACATCTGGGCGGAACGAGCCCTGAAATGGCCAGCGGAAACATCCGTTCTGTCACTCCCGGACGAAGCCGCGGATCGCCTCATCATCCTGCTCGGGCAATGGCTCCGGAAGGCACGCCAGAGGGATGCGTCGTGACCCGGGCGCGGAAGCACAGGCGCGGACGGCATCTGACCCCGCACGATGCTCATAGCCTCATCACGAAGGACGGGGACCTGAGCCGGCTGCATCAGAGGCTCTGTGCAGATGGCTACGTCCTGAAGCCGACCGTCAGACCGTATCTGCGATTGGACGGGTTCATCACTCTCAAGTTCGTGTGGCGGAAGCGTAGCCGTGAGAACAGCAGCACATTTGAAAGCACCATTCACGTGAAGGTGCCGGCCGGCAATCACAGGAAGGAAGCCCAGCATGAAGAAGTCGTTTGAGGGAGCTCATCAGAAAGACCGCCACCCGCGCGAGTACCGCCCGGCGCGTCACCATGTTCGTCGGCTCCGCGAGCAGACCGCAGACCATGAGATCATGCTCGCCAACTCGGGCGGGTTCTTCAAAGACAAAAAGGACACCTGAGTTCAGAAATGGCTCATCAGACCCACATAGATGACCTGCCTTTGCCTGAGCAGGTTGACGAGCTGAAGGAGCGCATACGCCAGCTCGAAGCGATGTTGTGTTTTGATGTGCCGCCGCCGCTCGGGCTGACCAAGAGTGAATGGAAAGTCGTCAGGCCACTGGTTCGTGATGGTCAGGCATCCCGAGAGCAACTGCTTGATGAGCTTTACTGGGACAGGCTTGATCCGCCGGATCAGAAGATCCTGGACGTGTTCCTCTCGAAGGCCCGCCGAAAGCTGGGGGCCTCTGGCGTCGTGATCCGAAGCGTGTGGGGCTGGGGCTACGCCTGTGACATCAGCACGGTGCCTGTGTGGCTCGCCCAGGCAGTAAGGGGGCGCCGCGCTTCCCGGAGGGACTTCCTGTGAGGCGGACGCGTGACACCAGCACGTGGCCAGTCGGTCTTCGTAGGATTGCCGAAGTCATCGGGCCTGCAGCGGCCGTGCGGCTGGCGGATGCCGTTGGCGGAACGGAAGACAATTACGTCCCTCGCACACCCTCTCTTGAGCATACTTGGATCCAAATCATCGGGATGGATAAGCTGGAGGCACTTGCGAGGGTCTTCGGAGGCCAGCGGATAGACATTCCACGCGGCGTGTTCAAGGACTCTGTCAAGGCGAAGATCATCGACGCGGACAGAGCGGCAACCACCAGAGAGGTGGCACTTCGCGCCAACTGCACCCAGCGCTATGTCCGCATGATCCGAAACGCCGGTGGCGACGATGATCGTCAACCGTCTCTGTTCGACAATCGGGCTCCGGATTCGGAGAAGGTCGAAGAGAAGCTCATTGCATCCTCCCGCCCGAAAAAATAGAACCGGCATATGTGCTCTGGAGCTTCGCCCGCCACCCGAATACTCATGCCATGGGTTGCCCACTTCGCGCTGGCGTTTGAAGTGCACCAGCTGAGCATCTCATCCAACAATATGCCTAATCCCATCGGCGGTACGGGTACATCGACGCGCCAAGGGTACTCGCGCTCATATAGCCTCCGCATTAACGCTCGGCCGCCGGCTGCTCTTCTCGTCATGTAGGAGAGTGTGCCGGAAGAGTTCCGGGCACGCACGCACTCCATCCTCGCCCCATAGTGGCGAGGTAATCAGGAGCTGCGCATGTCAGATGAAGCATTTGAACGCGCTGTCGCAACCGTCCTCGAACACGAGGGCGGTTTTGTTGACGACGCTGCGGACCCCGGAGGGGCAACGAACTGGGGCATAAGCCTCCGTTATGCCACCCGGCTCGGCGAAATAGATCTAGACGGGGATGGTCGGAACGACCTGGACTTCGATCTGGACGGCGACATCGATGCCCATGACATTCGCCAGATGCCAATGGCGGTTGCGGTCGGCATCTATCACGATCAGTGGTGGGACAAGTACGGGTACGGTGAGCTGCCAGAGTTCATTGGCGCGAAGGTGATTGACCTGTCCGTGAACATGGGCGCCCGGCAGTCACACAAGTGCCTGCAGCGTGCATGCCGGGCCTGCGGCCAGGTGATTGCCGATGACGGTGTAATCGGTGGGCTGACCCATCGGGCCATCGACGAGGTTCAGCTAGAGAGCTGGGGCATCGACGATGATTTCAACCCGCTCCTGACGGCGCTGCGTTCGGAGGCGGCCGGCTTTTATCGTGGTCTTGTCGTGGCCGATCCGGTGCGCCGCAAGTATCAACGCGGTTGGCTGCGGAGGGCATACGCATGAGCCGCCGCGCCAAAGACGACCCCAACTTCTGGGACCGCGCCAAGGGTGTCCTGCGCGAAGTGGCCCCAACGCTTGCCACAGCCGTCGCTGCCCCGGCCGGCCCGTTTGCGGCCATGGCTGCCCGCTTCATTACCGGTGCGTTGCTGGGCGACGGAGAGACCTCCGACGATCCTGAAAAGGCGATGACTGCGATCTACAATGCCTCGCCCGAGCAGCTTGTTCGACTCAAGCAGATCGAGGCCGACTTTGCCGTTCGCATGGAAGAGCTTGATGTCGACCTGGAGCGCATCGCGGCGGGAGACCGTGCATCTGCCCGTGACCGGCAAATCCAGACCAAGGACCGGATGCCTGGCTTCATCGCCCTGGCAACCATCACCGGGTTCTTCGGCATCCTTTCTGCCCTGATCTTTGTTGAGGTGCCGGAGAGTGCCCAGCAGCCACTCAACGTGATGCTTGGTGCCCTTGGAGGTTTGTTGCTGCAGCAGGGCAACTACTACTTCGGATCAAGCGCCGGATCCGCGCGCAAGAACGAGACGATCAACACCATCATCGCAGGGCGCACCGGTGGCTGACGACATCGACCACGCGCAGGCTTACGACATGGCCCATCGTGAAACCATGATCGCAGCTCACCGGCTCGACCAAGCGGAGCGACCCTCCGCCGAGATGTGCGACGAGTGCGGTGATCCGATTCCCGAAGCGCGCCGCGCGGCACTGCCGGGCGTGCGCCTGTGTATTTTCTGTCAACGGACAAGGGAACAGACCCGGTAATGGATATCGGCACCATACTCAGCGTCGTCGGTGTGGCGATCTCAGGCGCGGCTCTGATGGTGAGCTTTCTTGCCCTGATGCGCCTCCTCAAGCTCGACCGCTCCGGCAAGTTCAAGGAACTTGGAGAGGCCATCGACCAGGTGCATGAATCGCGTCTTGCGAGCGAGCGGAAAATGAGTGACCGCATCAGCAAGATCGAAGGGGCGCTCGCTCACATCCCGACGGCTGATCAGATGGCCGCGCTGCGACACGAACTCACGAAGGCTGAAGCCGCAATTGCCGGCGTTAACGCCCGCATTGAGAGTTTCGACGACATCCTGCGGTCTCACGAGAACCGACTCTCACAGATCTTCGAGGACGCCCTGGTGAAGGGTCGAAGCGAGAGAGGCAAATCATGATACTGCCTGGCGACCTTCCATATCTGCGCTGGGTCTTGCTGAAGCTTCTTGCTTCAGAAGGCGGCGGTTATTGGGCCGCCGATGGTTCAATGTCTCGCGGCCTGGACAGCTTGGGTTTTGGCGCAAGCATGGCGCAGGTGCGGGCCGCTTTGATCTGGCTAGGCAGCGTCGACGCGGTTGAAACCAGAACCACTGGCGAGAACATCTCCGCAATTCTCACACAGACAGGTCTGGACGTCGTCGAAGGCCGGCAAATGCTACCTGGCATCAAGCGGCCGCTTCACCTCGATATGGAAGGGTAGCAATGGCCCGGCCGTCCACCATCGATCAATTGCCGCGCGACATCCGTGAACTGATCGGCCAACTGCGGATGAACGGCGTTGCGATTGACGCCATTCTCAACAAGCTGAAAGAGCTCGATGTTGAAGTCTCGCGTTCGGCCCTGGCGCGGCACACGCAGAGGATCGATGCGATTGCCGAACGCGTGCGGGAAAGCCGCGCGGCCGCCGACGCCATCATGGACCGGCTGGGGGCTTCCAACGATAACCGTCAGGCGCGGCTCAACATTGAGCTGATGCATGCAAACCTGATGTCCCTTCTCTCGGGCGAGGATGGCGACGATATCGTCCTGTCCGCACAGGAAGCGATGTTCCTCGGCCGCGCCCTCAAGGATCTGGCGCAGGCGTCGAAGCTCGACCAGGATCGTGAGCTAAAGCTGCGTGAGCAGATCCAAAAGGATGTAGGCAAAAAGCTCGACGAGCTTGAACAGGAAGGCTCGCAGGGTTCCCGTCGTGTAGACACGGAAACTCTCGCTATCGTGCGGCGTGACATTTACGGCATCGTGGGGCCCGCGCAATGACGGCTCCAGCACTTGGCCTCTACGACTATCAACGCGAGTGGTTTCTTGACCGCTCGCGATTCAAGATCGGCATGTTCGCTCGGCAGACAGGCAAGACCTTCACCACGACAGCCGAAATCAATGATGACTGCTACGAGACAGAGAGCCATGGCGGCCGCACGCGTTGGGTGATCCTGTCGCGCGGGGAACGTCAGGCACGCGAAGCCGTTGAAGAGGGTCTCAAGCCGCATGCAAAAGCATACGGAGCTGCTATCGATGTTCTTGAAGGTGAGTTCGAAAGCGGCGCTGTCAAATACAAATCGCTGGAGGTGACCTACCCTGGTGGATCGCGGGTTACGGCGTTGCCTGCCAATCCAGATACAGCTCGCGGTTTCGCATCCAATGTCTTCCTGGACGAGTTTGCGTTTCACGCGGACAGCCGTGCGATCTGGAAGGCGCTGTTTCCCGTCATCTCTGATGGCTACAAGATCCGGATCACCTCGACGCCTAACGGCAAGGGCAACAAATTCTACGAGCTCATCACCGGCAACGATCCGCAGTGGTCCCGGCACATCGTAGATATCTACCGCGCGGTCGCAGACGGTCTGCCACGTGACATTGATGCGCTCAGAACCGCTCTTGGTGACGAGGATGCCTGGGCCCAGGAGTTTGAGCTCAAGTTCCTTGACGAGGCCCTTGCCTGGCTGACTTACGATCTCATCGATAGCTGCGAGCATCCGGATGCCGGTGATCCGGCGCAATACCAGGGCGGCCCATGCTTCATCGGCAATGATATCGCCCGCCGCCGCGACCTCTGGGTTGCATGGGTGATGGAGCAGGTCGGGGATGTTTTGTGGACGCGGGAGATCCTCACCGCCCGTAAGATCAAATTCTCCGAACAGGATGCGCTGCTGGACGAGCTCATGCTTCGGTATCAGGTGGTGCGTCTGGTGATGGACCAGACCGGTATGGGCGAGAAACCCGTCGAGGATGCGCAGCGCCGCTATGGATCATCGCGTGTGGAAGGGGTCCAGTTCACACCGGCCCGTCGCCTCGACATGGCAACCATCGCAAAGCAACGGTTTGAGGATAGGCGTCTCCGCATCCCTCAGGCCGATCTGTTGCTGCGCAAAGACCTGCACCAGCTCAAGAAGGCGATAGGACCGACAGGGCACCCGCGCCTGATCGCCGACACGGAAGGCGATGGCCATGCCGACCGGGCTTGGTCGTGCTTCATGGCGTGTGCCGGCGCATGCGGGGCGCCACCAGCAGCGGGCAGCTCCGTGGCACATGACCCTGACGCCTACCGTCACCACACCAACGATGACGGCGAGGGGAGACTACCCCTCCTTGCCCGACCTGGCGGCGCGTACAGCGGGGGGCGCACTCGATGGGATTGAAGTCTGAAGCGCAATGGTGGGGAACGTGGGGACTGAGTGCCTTGCAGGCTGCTGCCCGGTCCGTTGGCATGGGCTACAGCGCGAACAGCACACCCTCTGACACCCGCATGGTCGAGGCGGCCGGCACGACGGTTGGGACCGAAGACATGACCGGCTGGAAGCGCCTCACCGGCGAAAGCAAGCGCGATCTCAATCCCATCGCCCAACGGCGCATGCAGGAGCTCGCGGTCTATCAGTGGAAAACGAGCCCGCTTGCCAACCGGCTGATTGAGCTGCCGCTGGCCTATCTGCTTGCCGAGGGTCTCAAGGTCGACATCGGCGACGAAGAGGCCAGAGAGTGGATCGACAAGTTCTGGAATGATCCCATCAATGCGATGGATCTGAAGTTGCCGAAGAAGGTGCGTGAGCTAGCCATATTCGGCGAGCAGTGCTGGCCAGTCTTTGTCAATGAGTTCAACGGGCATGTCCGGCTGGGCTATCTGGATCCCGGTCTTATCGAGACCGTTGTACTGGACCCGGACAATGTCGAGCAGCCAATCGGCATTGTCACTCGCAAGGACAAGAAGGGGCACGCGCGACGCTACCGGATCATCGTGAATGGACCCGAGGACGTCTTCACCGAACGCGCGCGAGAGATCCGTGAAGGCTTCAGCGACGGAGACTGCTTTTACTTCCGGGTGAATGATCTGTCCGTGTCATCGCGGGGGCACTCTGACCTGTTGTCTCAGATCGACTGGATCGACGGCTACGAGAACGCCATGTTCGGCGAGCTCGAACGCTGGGATTTCCTGCGGGCCTTCATCTGGGATCTGGAACTGACCGGCGCAACGCCGGAAGAAGTCAAAGCCCGTGCGGCAGAGGTAAAGACACCCCACCCAGGCAGTGTGCGCGTGCACAACGAAGGCGAGAAATGGACAGCCGTCACGCCTGACCTGAAGGCCGTCGATGCCGAGAAGAATGCGCGGCTCATGCGAAACCATGTCATGGGTGGCGGCACCATCCCCGAGCATTGGTTTGGTGGTGGTTCTGATGTGAACCGTGCGACCGCTGGTGAGATGGGTGAGCCAACGTTCAAGATCTTCACCATGCGCCAGCGTCTGGTTGGTTACATGATCACGGAAGTACTGCGCTTCGTCGTGCGCATGCGGATCATCGCGATCTTCGGCACCGAAGCCGGTGGCAACGGGATGCTCGAGGATCCGGACTTCCAGCCGGTTGCCGTGTTCCCTGAACTCACGGCGAAGGACACCAGCAAGTACGCGGTCGCGCTCAGCCAGGTCGTTCTGGCAGTTGGCGCGGCAATTGACCGGGGTCTCATGTCTGAGCAAACGGGCATTGCGATGATCGGCCTTGTTGCCGGGCAGCTTGGGCTGGAGATAGACGCGACTGCTGAGTTGGAGGCTGCAAGAGAGGAAGCTCGGGTGCGGAAAGAAGATGACACCTTCCAGGGGTTTGGAATGGGTGAGACCAGCAAGATCGAGGAACAGACGGGGTGATTGCCTCCGACGTTGAATCCAATGGTGGTGAAACTGCTTTCTATGAATCCACCAAGACACTGTTGTCCAGGCGGAAACGGTCGTTGGCATTCACATCCTGCGGGCGCGTCAAAGACCGGAACTGGTCAAGGTCCCAATACGTATTGGTATGCCAGGCGCAGAGTTCACTATTACTTGCCGCCGCTCGATTGGCCGTCACGAAGCGATTGGACGAACTGGCTGATGAGAGTGGCATTTCCATCGTCAACGTTATCCACTGCCCTTGGGCGGAACAACGCATGCAGGACTACCATTCGGTCCTCTGGCAACATTTTGCCCTCGGCTACAAGATAAATGTAGGTCTGCAGCATTGTCGTCCGCTCTCTGGCGTCGTCCTCAATGGCACGTGTTTCTCGATAGTTGCGAAGCAGGATACGCAAGAACCAAAAAACGAGCCCCACGGGGATAATGACCAGCGCCATGATCAGCGGGAGGAGGTGACTGTTCTCTCCCGTAATCGCCCCGAGGAGGATCTGCCAATCGCGATTGATCCATACTGCAGCGATGTAGAAAGCGGTTGCGAGAAGACCGCCAGTCAAAAGCACGGCGGCAAACCACCCGAGCTTGTACCATTGCGTGTGCGATGCGCGTTTTTCCCAGAGCTCTGTCTGCGCGCCCAACGAGAGCCTCTCCTCCATTGCTCTCTCGAGTTCGGAAATACGCTCCTTGTGTTGTTTTTCTCGAACTTGTTCTGCTTTGTCACATTCCAGCTGACGCGTCTCGATCTCTTCCAGCTTGCTGATCGCCGTTTTGGATGCTGCCATCGCTTCTCCATTGAATTGCTCGGCAGAGGTCAGCAAGTCGTTGGCTTGCTGAAGCTGAAAAGCAAGTCTCTGGGTCGCGTGGCTCCCAGGGGGCAACAGAGGATCATCTTCAGGGTACGGAAGAGGCGTTGGGTCTCCACCACCCTTCATGGTCAAGTCAGAGATGAAGGCATCAGCATTATTCGCCAACACCTCTGCCCTAGCTTCATTCACTTTGTCGCACAGCGACAACGAGAGTCCCTGTTCGTATGCTTCAAGTCCTGCTCGGACATAGTTTTCGGCCTGAAACAGAGCTCCGCGAGTCCGCAGGGCCATTGCATTCATGAGGAGTCGTGCGCCTTGCCAGAGGTGAGAAGGGAGATCGCATTCAGTTCTGCAAAGCACACTCTCTATGTCATTGGCTGCTTTGACTTCCATTCTCGCAAAATGATCTATCTGACCCGCAGCGAACGTACTGCCGGCAGAACCAAGACCTTCGACATCGTTCTCCAATATCCATTTGTCTCGGTTGTAATCATACTTAGCCATGCAAATTCCCCCTGTTTGTTGCCCGCTAGCGTCAGTCGAATCCTACGAAAAAACACTGATGAATACCGGTGCCAAGTGCAATTGGTCCTGACTATTGCGGAGCGCCTTGGGATGCCCAGCACGTTCGCAGTCGGCCCAGTGGTAAAGGCAAGTTTCGACGCAAACGAAGGCCGTCCCCCGGGGAGTCAGGCACAGCTTCGGTCATTTGAACACTCAAACTGATTGCTCATGCTTTCCGACAACGAAAAAACCCAAGCATTCGCAGCCGAGCTGAAGGCGGTTCTCCGTGAACTCAACGACGAGCAGACCGCTGCCATACGGGACGTTGAGAGGTTGCTTGAGAACGCACGCGAGATCGTGACGGCTCAACTAGCCGGCACACCCACAGAGTTCCAGACATGGCAACTGGCCCAAATCCGGCGCTCCCTGGATGCAAGCCTCGCAGCCATTGGCGAGCAGCTCGGCACCCGTGCCGCTGCCGGCAGCACGCGCGCCTTCGAACTCGGCGCGGCCGTCCTGGATCGACCGCTCGCCGCAGGGGGCATTCGTCTCGCCATCATTCTCCCGGAGCTCGATCTGCGACAGCTGGCAGCCATCAGAACATTTCAGTTGGATCGCATGAAGGATGTGGCACGGGAGGCCGCTCAGAAGGCAGCCAATCAGATCGGCTTATCGATGATCGGCACGCAGACACCTGCGAAGGCGGCCACCGCCGTGCAGAACTCCCTCAATGTCTCGCGCACGCGCGCCCTCACTATCACCCGCACGGAAATGGGCCGGGCCTTCTCGGTCGCCGGGCAGGAGCGCTTTAACCAGGCAAAGCCCTATCTGCCGGGCCTCAAGAAGCAGTGGCGCAGATCCGGAAAGATCCACAGCCGCACGGCCCATGACCTGGCCGATGGCCAGATCCAGGACACCGACAAGCCATTTACCGTCAATGGGGTGGAGCTGATGTTCCCGCGCGACCCGCAAGGACCGGCGAAGGAAACCATCAACTGCGGCTGCGTCTCGCTGCCGGTGATGGAGAGTTGGGAGGTCAGCCAGCCCGGCCGGCTTCCAATTTCTGATGAAGAGATCCGTCTTGACCCCCGCAAGCGCGATCTGGCCGCTGCCCTCCAGTAACTGCCCGCCGGACACGGTCCCCCCCACGCAATTTCCTGATGCGCGACCAGCGCCCACAGCGCTCCTGAGAGCATTGTGCCGCTATCAGCGCCCGTGAAAGGTCCGGACGGGCCTCTCATGGGCTCTTAAAGGCTCTCAAAGGGGTGATTGAAGGGCCGTCTGCGCCCTCCATGGCATCCGGGGGCCTGTCAACAGGGACAAACCCACCTGTCCGCCTTTCGTGTCATGCGTCCGGAACTGTTCCGGTCACGCGGTCTTCCGGGGAGATCAATAGGGTCCGGATCGATGACGCGGACCTGAGCAGGGCCGCTTTCTTTCGATCTCTATCCATCGCACTGGCGACCCGGAGGGCCTTTATGGCGCAGGCACCAAAGACGAAAACCGCTTCCAAGCCGAAGGCAGCAGCAAAACCGGCTGAGGCCAAGAAGCCCGATCCGGCGGAAGCTGACAAGGATGAATCTGACGTCAGCGCCGCCCCCCCTGCGCAGACTGGGACTCTTGTCGGATCTGAGGCCTTCGCCGCCAACATCGAGACCGCCGACGGTACGGTGCCGATCGGCGACATCGTTGCTGCGGCTCACGAAAAGTCGGGTTTGTCCGTCGAGGAATGGAACGCGCTCGACGACGGCAAGCGCGACCTGATCGTCATGGACGAGATCGCGGTCCGCGGGCCGCCCCGTCCGCCTGAGAAGAAAGATACCGAAGTCAACGGCCGGCCCTTCACCAAGGCCGAGATCGCCGAACGCATCGGCGGGGAAATCACAATCCTCGCAGCCGACGACGAGGGGCGCATGGTGCCCATCGATGTTGAGCTCGCAGCCGAAGACATCCTGGGCATGCGCCAGACCGATGACGGCATCCGGGTCCTGCTGGCCGACGGAAGCCGCGTGACCGTGGGAGATGCCTCATGAAGATGCTGCCACTCACGGGCGCGGCCGCCCTGGCCATGGCGCTCGGCCACGAACATGACGCTCGCTTCGTTGAGGCGGCGGGTGATGTACCCACCCTCGGCATCATTGGATCGGATGCCGTCCGCGAGGCTTTCGAAGGCGATCTGTCAGACCTTCGCAACCTGCTCGAAGGCGCGTTGCGCGAAGAGCTGGAGCTCAAGGGCGACGAAGACTGGTGGCCTTACATCCACGGGCTCTTCGACGATGCGGTAATCGTCGAGCGCAAGGACGGCCGTCTGATGCGTTACCCGTATCTGATCAACGGCACGGACGTCACCCTCGGCAAACCCACTGAGGTCATCAAGAAATTCGCGCCCGCCGATCAGGGTGGTGCGGAGAAGATGGCTGAAGCGATGGACAGCCTCTTCCTGCGCGAGGCGGATGCTGAGGGCGGTGCCTGGCGCATTCGCGTCATCCGCGCCGGGGCCTCAGGCAATCTCAACTACTACCCAGACGCGGTGCTGCGTGAAGCGGTCTCGATGTTCGAAGGCGTCCGCGTTTTCGCCAAGTCCGACGCCGAACATCTGGCGGGCCAGGGCAAGGACATCCGCAACCTGGTGGGTGCCCTCAAGGACGTTGAGTTTGTTGAGGGCAAGACCTTCGACGCCGGCGAGATCCGCGCCACCCTCAATCTCATCGAGCCTGAGGGTGCCATCGGGGTGAAGCTGCGCGAGGCCTGGCAGCGTGGCCTGACCGGCTTGTTCGGTTTCTCCATCGACAGCCGCGCCCGCGCCAAGGTGGTGCAACGCGACGGCCAGCGCTTCCGCGAGGCGGTTGCTTTCACACGCATTGTTTCAGTCGACCTGATCGTGGAGCCCGGCGCGGGCGGCGCTGTCATCGACCTCATCGAAGCCCAGCGGGGCGACATCAAGGAGACCATCATGGATCGCGATGAAATCATCGCCATGCTCGAAGCCCGGGGGCACAACCGGGCAACACTCGAGGCTATGTCAGACGACAAGCTGGCCTCCATCATGCGCGAAGCTCTTGCGCCTGCGGCAGACCCCGGCACACAGAACGCGTCGCCGCTGTCGGCGGAAGACGGGGAGAAAATGCGCGAAGCCATCCGTATGGTTGAGGCGCGCAACACCGCCCGGACGCTGATCGCTTCATCCAGTCTGCCGGAAAAGGCGAAAGAGCGGCTGACCAACCGCTTCAACGATGAAGAGTCCTTCACGGAAACTCAGGTGACGGACGCTATCAAGGCAGAGGCCGAGTATCTCGCAAACTTCACCGAGAGCGGTCGTGTTTCCGGTCTGGGCGGGAGCGGCAGCGCGTCTGTCACTCAGGATCAGTTCGAGAAGATCGAAGATCGCCTGGATGCCTTCTTCGACGCGAACCACCCGAACCATCGTGACGCACGGTCGTTTCGCGAGGCCTACGTTCAGGTGACGGGTGACAGCCGGGTGACCGGTCTCCTCCAGAACACGGACACGGCCATGCGGGAGGCACTTACGAGCGGCAGCTTCGCGGCCGTGTTGGGTGATGCCATTACCCGGCGCATGCTCGCGGACTATCGGACCCGTACCCAGTATGACATCTGGCGGAATCTCGCCCGTGTCACGCAGGTCAATGACTTCCGCGAGCAGGAACGGACGCGCTGGGGCGGCTATGGTGACCTCCCGACGGTCGCTGAGTCCGGTGCCTACAATGCTCTCAACAGCCCGACCGATGAAGTTGCGAAGTACTCGGTGACCAAGCGTGGCGGCACCGAGCAGGTGACGCTCGAGATGATCAAGAATGATGATGTCGCGGCGATCTCGCAGATCCCGACCAAGCTTTCCCGTGCCGCCAAGCGGACGCTTGGGAAGTTCGTGCTCGATATGCTGCGGACCAATCCGGTGATCTACGATGGTGTGGCCCTCTTCCATGCAAGCCACAACAACCTCGCGGCTGACCCGCTCAGCAAATCGTCTCTCGCGGCGCGGCGTCTCGCGATGGTGAAGCAGGCTGAGCTGAACTCCGGCGAGCAGTTAGGTATCCCGCCGCGTTACCTCTGGGTGGCTCCGGACCTGGAAGAAGACGCCGTCGATCTTTTCCGCCGTAACACGGAAAACGACAAGAACTTCGTCCAGTCCCTGTCCCTCGAGGTCATGCCGGTCTGGTACTGGGATGACCCCGACGATTGGTACATCTCGGCCGACTCTGACGACATCACCTCTGTCGAGATCGGTTTCCTCGATGGCCAGGAGGAGCCGGAGATCTTCGTCCAGGACAATCCCTCCTTCGGTTCGATGTTCAGCAATGACCAGCTGACCTGGAAGATCCGTCACGCCTATGGCGGGGCCATCACGGACTTCCGTGGCCTCCAGGCCGGCCGTCCGGCCTAGCGATTACCCCCGAGAGAGGCAGCCGCCCAGGTTGAGATGAGCCTGGGCGGCAGCACCACCGCTGAAGCGGAAGCGGATGGTGAGCCACCACAAGCACGGGGCCGGCGTGGCAGCCGCTTATGCCGCGCCGGTGATGACCAGAGACACACCACACACCACACAGGACTCATCGTGGCGCTTTCGGACTATCAGGCCCTGGTTGATGACTTCGTCCGTGACACGGGCGAAACCGTCACGGTCGAGCAGCGTGACCGGGCCATCGAACTGGCCCGGCTTCGCTATTCGGCTGACCGCCCGCGCGTGCTCCTGGAAGAGGTCATGGCCGACGGCAGCTCAATGCTGGCGCTGCCCCCCTCATGGGTCCAGGACTTCAGCCGCCTTTCCCAAGTAAAGGACGGCGGCCGGACAATCTCATCGCATACAGAGCTCACCCTCAATGGGCACGTGATCCGCATGGATGAGCGCTTGGCTGCAGGTACGGCGGCACAGGTCTTGTTTACGACCACGCATCTGCTCAACGGTCTCGGCGACAACACCATTCCGGAGACAGACCGCGAAGCGGTGAGCCATTGGGCGGCGGCTGCCTTGCTCGAGCAGATGGCCAGTCACTACTCCGGCCACAAGCGCCCGACGATCCAGGCGGACGCAGTCGACTGGGACAGCAAGGGCCGAGACTATGCCAACCGCGCCAAGCGGCTGCGGCAGCTTTACCTCGATCATCTGGGCATCGACCCCAAGCGCAACGCGGCGGCCGGAGTCGTCGTGGATATGGATCGTGGCGCGTCATCAGGCGGCGACCGCTTCATCCACAGCCAGAGGCGGCGCTGATGGCTGTGGGACTTGAACTCCATGTGAATCTGCAGTCGGCCGCCCAGGTGGTCGATGCCTTCGAGCGCGCGCCTGAGATCGCCACGGAAGAGCTCACCCGAGCCGCCTGGGAAGCCTCCCTGCTGATCCAGCGCGAGGCACAGGAAAACACGCCCATTGGTGTCGGCAGCGGCGGCGGGCTGCGCGGATCGATCTCGGCCCGTACCCCGCGTGCCGCCCCTGATGGGGTGATCGGCGTTGTCGGATCGCCGCTCAACTATGCGGCACCCGTCGAGTTCGGCACCCGGCCGCACATGCCGCCGGTGCAGCCGCTTGCCGAGTGGGCGCAGGCCAAGCTCGGCCTAAGCCCCGAGGAGGCGCGCGGTGCCGGCTTCGCCATCGCCCGCAAGATCGCCCGCAAGGGCACGGCGGGCGCGCACATGTTGGGTAAGGCTCTCGAGAGTACAGGCTCTCAGGTGCAGCGGATCTTCGCCAATGCAGCTGCTCGTATGACCACCCGCATTATTGCGGAGGGTGCCAAATGACCAAAGTGGCAATCATCCGTAACGCAATCATCGCCAAGCTGAATGAGGTTGAGGGCATCGGTCTCGTGCACAGCTATGAGCGCTACGCGGTCGAGGAGCGCGCCTTCAAGGCCCTCTACATTGAAGGCGACAAACTTCTCGGCTGGTTCGTGCGGCGGGAAGGTGTCTCGGAGAAGCCTCTCAACGGTACGGCTGGTGAGGAGGAAACCCGATGGGTCATTCGCGGCTTCATGGGGCTCTCGGATGCCGATCAGAGTGAACTTGTCTTTGACGATTTGATTGATGCGATCCGCGATGCCTTCCGGGCCGACGACAAGCTAGGCGATGCGGTCATCAGCTGCACGACCGAGGCGCGCGCCGGCATTGAGTTGCTCGCGAGCGAACCGGTGATGTTTGCCAACACCCTGTGTCACTCCGCAAGGCTGGGCCTCACCACGAAGACACTCGAGCAGGCACCGGAACAAGAGATCACTGGATCCTTGGATGTCACGGCTTCTCTTGAAGGCGATGCGCCCCAGAACTTCGGAGGGCAGATGTGATGGATACAGGTTTTGACCAGGCAGAACTCTCACGTCTTGTCGCCAACCTCATCCGGATCGGCACGGTAAGCGATGTGGACTACGCGAACGCACGGATCCGCGTGCAGATCGCTGAGATCAGGACGGACTGGGTGCCTTGGATTGAGGCGCGGGCCGGCACCGACGTTTCCTGGTGGGCTCCCGAGCCGGGTGAGCAGGTGATGGTTCTGTCACCTGGTGGCGATACGGCCCAGGCTGTCGCCCTGCCGGCGCTCTTCCGTGCGGCCGCACCCCCACCGGCAGACACGGCCGACAAGCGCCGGGTCACTTTCGCGGACGGCGCGTCAGTTGAGTACGACCGGGCGGCGCATGTGCTCACCATCGACCTGGCCACGCCGCAGGGCACCGTCCTGGTCAAAAGCAAGACCGCCATCGTTGAAGCCGAGAAGGTCGACCTTGGGGCAGCGGGCGGGCCGCGCGTCGCCCGCATCGGCGACAAGGTGCGGATCACCGCAGGGTCCAGTGCCGGCCTCAACGGCATCATCGAAGAGGGGTCGGAGATCGTTCATGCAGCCTGAAGGAGCAACCATGACCACTGATTACAAGGTGCTGGCCGATACCCCGCGTCTCGGTAAGGCCGGTGCAACTGTCCACCTGCACCCGCGCCAGGCGAAGTACTGGCTGCAGGCCGGGGTGATTGAGCTGACTGGCGGCGAGCGAGCCGTGAAGCCCGCCGTAAAGTCCACCAAATCGGCAGGCCGGAAGGTCGGCGCGGAACGCGGGCGGAATGCTGCTCCTGGTTCGTCTGATGCCGGCGAGAAAGCGCTGGCTGAAAAGACCGGTGAGGAGAAGGCCTGACCGATGCCCGGCACCCTCGGCATGAATCGTGATACCGGTCAGGCGCTCGATGACCTCGGGCACCTGTGGCAGTCGGTCAGGGATATTCTGACGACACCGGTCGGTACGCGCGTCATGGTGCGGGACTATGGCTCTCGTCTGTTTGAATTCATCGACGCTCCCATCGACGACAGCCTGATCGTCGAAGTCTTTGCCGCAGTCGCCGAGGCCCTTGACAGGTGGGAGCCCAGATTTCGGCTCACCTATGTGGCCGTGACGTCTGCGACGCCCGGAGCTCTGGCCATCGATGTGCGTGGCCGCTATCTGCCTGATGGACGTGAGATCACTCTTGATGGAGTGGTCTCATGAGTGCCCGGTTCGATGTCATTGATCTGGGCAGGTTGCCCAAGCCAGAGGTCATTGAGGAGATTTCGTTCGAGGCTGGCAAGCAGGCGCTTTTGTCGGCGATGGAAACGCGCTTTCCGGGTTTCTCAGCCAGAGTTCTGGAGTCGGATCCAGCGGTCAAGCTGCTGGAGGTGGCCGCCTATGAAGCCATGCTTGTCCGGCAGCGGGTTAATGATGCGGCCCGGTCAGTCATGCTTGCTTTTGCACGTGGCTCAGATCTGGATCACATCGCCGCGCGCTATGCCGTAGAGCGCCTAGTGCTGGATCCGGGTGACCCCGGAGCGTTGCCTCCAATTCCGCCAACACACGAAGCCGACGACGCCTTCCTGCGTCGCGTCCAGTTGTCCCCAGAGGCCATGTCTGTGGCCGGGCCACGTGGCGGCTACATCTTCAACGGCCTGTCCGCCGGCGAAACGCCTGTGTCGGTCTCCGTCGCGGCGACTGAGCCTGGCATGGTCATGATTTCATATGCCTTTGACGCCGACGGCGCGGCTGCAGCCGTCAAGGACATTGAAGCGGTGCAGACCAACCCGGGAGAAGTCACCGTAGCGGTGATGGGGTGGGATGGTGATGGCACGCCAGCGCAGAGTGTCCTGGATGCGGTTTCCGCGCATCTCACGTCCGAACATGTGCGGCCGCTCACCGACACTGTGATCGTGCAGCCGGTAGGGGTTGTTACCTATGGCATCGAAGCCATTCTCGAGGTGTCCGATGGGCCTGAGGCACCGCTGATTGAAGCCGCCGCCCGTGCTGCTGTCGAAGCGTATGCGGCCGCGCAGCACCGTATCGGCCGGCGAGTGACGGAGTCGGGGCTGAAGGCGGCTTTGACGGTTGAGGGTGTCGAGAAAGTGCGGCTGGTGCAGCCTGCTGCCGATGTGGAGCCATCTCAGCTTCAGACAGCATACGTCACCGCCATTGAGGTGACATCAGAGGTGGCCTCATGACCCATCTCCTGCCGCCCAACTCGACTCCGCTGGAAAACGCGGCCGCTGAAGCGATCAGCGATGCCCTGTCGATTCCGGTCCCCATCGATGTGCTTTGGGATCCGCAAGCCTGCCCGGCAGCACTGCTTCCCTGGCTTGCCTGGGCCTACAGCGTGGACTTCTGGGACGACGAGTGGCCGGAAGCCGATAAGCGCACGGCCATAGCTGCATCGATCTCCATCCACCGGAAGAAAGGCACAGCCGGCGCCATACGCGATGCCCTGCGCGCGACAGGTTACGGCGAGGTGGAGATCACCGAAGGCCTAGATGCCAAACGCTATGACGGTCGTGTGCAGTACCGCGGGACGCACTTCTACAGCGAGTTTGAGCACTGGGCCTACTACACGGTGAACATGCTGTCGCCGGTGTCGATCCGGCAGGCGGCCCAGATCAAGACAATCATCGAGCGCGTCCAGAGGGAGGCCTGTGAGCTCTACGCCTTGCGGTACGACCGCGCGCTCAACACCCATAACGCCGCCATCACCTATGACGGCTCCTTCACACACGGGGTAATTGATGGCCAATCTCTCTGAGCAGGCGCTCTATGAGCTCGGTATCTATCAGATCGAGACAACCGATCCGGTTGTCGGCGGTCCTGATGGACTTTCCAACACCCAAGCCAAGCAGCTGGCAAACCGCACCGCCTATCTCAAGCAGGAAGTGGAGCTGCGAGCGCCCGTCGACAGCCCCACGTTTACCGGGTCGCCTGAAGCTCCAACGCCTGCTCCCGGCACTGACAGCACGCGCCTCGCGACAACAGCATTTGTGCAGGCCGCAGTTGAGACCATTCTCAACGCGCCTCCCGCGACTTTGGACACACTGAATGAGTTGGCTGCGGCATTGGGTGATGATCCCAATTTCGCGACCACGGTGATGACGCTTCTATCGCAGAAAGCCCCACTGGCATCGCCGGCCTTGACTGGCGTACCGACAGCGCCAACCGCTTCTCAGGGCACGGACACAACCCAACTGGCAACGACCGCTTTTGTTGCGACTGCAATTGCAGGTCTGGCCGGAGCGCCAAATCTTCGCGTTTTCACAGTGGACGCAACCTATGTCCCTCTCGCCGGTGTTACTCGGGTTTGGATGGTGGCCGCAGGTGGTGGCGGCGCTGGCAACAATGATGAAGGCAATGGTTTTGCGAACGCTGGCAGCAGCACCACGGTCACGCAAACAGCTGGAACCGGGGGGCTTCTTCTTACTGCCGGCGGCGGCGATGGCGGCGGCGGCGGTGCGTTGAATGTTGATCACGTGAACCCGGGTGCCCCCGGCGGAGCGTCGGGCGGTGATCTCAACTTGCCCGGCATGGGTGCTCCAGGTGGGCATGGTGAGATCGGTAGCCTTGGGGGTGGCACTACAACCGGATCCAGTGGCGGGGCAGGCGGCCTGGTCATCAAGCAGGTTGATCTGCAAGGCGGTGAAGAGTTCTCGGTGGTCGTGGGCGCAGGGGGCTCATACACCGGTGATTACAACGGCAAAGATGGTTTCGTCGCAATTGTCGAGTTTGGTTCTTAGAGGAGACTGAAATGGCTGAACTACAGTTCCTGCATGGCATCGAGGTCGTTGAGATCGATGATGGTATCCGTCCGATTCAGACCGTGCGCTCAGGCGTCATCGGCTTGATCGGAACTGCTCCGGCCGCGAAGGCCGCGACCTTCCCGCTCAACACGCCCGTGCTTCTGGCGGGTCAGCAGCGAAAGGCCGTTGATCTCGGCACAGACGGCACTCTCAAGGATGCCGTGGATGCGATCTTTGACCAGACCGGGGCCATGGTGGTTGTGGTCCGTGTCGAGGAAGGTGCGGACATCAACGAGACCATGTCCAACATCATCGGTGATGGTGCCGCCTTCACCGGTGTACATGCGCTGCTGTCCGCTCAATCCGAGGTGAAGGTAACGCCGCGGATCCTGATCGCGCCCGGTTTCACGTCGGTGCGGCCCGTGGGTGTTGCCTCGATCTCCATCGATGCTGGCGGATCCGCCTACACGACCGCGACTGTCAGCTTCTCCGGGGGCGGCGGTCAGGGTGCGGAAGCTACGGCGACGATTGAAAGCGGCGTGGTGACCGGCATCTCTCTCACGAAGGCCGGCTATGGCTACACCTCGGAGCCGACCATCTCGATTGCCGGCGATGGGACCGGCGCCAGCGCAACAGCGACCACCGGAGCTACCGCAAACCCGGTGGTGGCGGAACTGCTGGGCATCGCCGAGCGGTTGCGGGGTACGGTTTTTGCCGACGGGCCCAACACGAACGACGCGGCTGCGATCTCCTATCGTGAGGATTGGGGATCCTCCCGCATTTTCGTGATCGATCCGCATGTCATGGTCTACGACACGGAAGCCCAGGCTGCAGTGGCTCAGCCGGCGTCCGGTCGGGCGGCGGGTCGCCAGGCCGCGCTCGATAATGAGCGTGGCTTCTGGTGGTCGCCGTCCAACCAGGTGCTAAACGGCGTCGTCGGTATCGCGCGGCCGGTGGACTTCAACATGTCGGATCCCAATACGGTCGCCAATCTGCTCAACGAGAACGAAGTCGCCACCATCGTGCAGAAGGAAGGCTACCGGCTCTGGGGCAACCGCACCTGTTCGAGCGATCCGCACTGGGCTTTCCTCAGTGTCCGCCGCACGGCCGACGTCATCTATGACTCGGTGGAGCAGGCATTCCTCTGGGCCATGGACCGGCCGTTCTCCGCTCAGCTGGTGATCGACATCCAGGAGAGCGTTCAGGCTTACCTGCGCACGCTTCAGGCGCGTGGTGCGATCCTTGGCGGCCGTGTCTGGCTCGACCCGGAACTGAACACCCAGGCGGAGATGATGGCTGGCAAGCTGACGCTCGATTTCGACATCGAGCCGCCGGCACCGCTTGAGCGGTTGACGTTCCGCGCGCATCGCAACGCCGGTTACTACGAAACCCTTGTTCAGCAGGTTCTCGAGGCAGCCTGACGCTGCGATGAAAACCCTCTGACTGACACCGCAGCCTGACCAGGCAGCAGATCAAAGGAGACCGGCATGGCATTGCCGAAAACACTGACCAACTTCACGGCTTTCATCGATGGCTTCGGCTGGGCCGGGAAGATCACTGAGGGGACGCCGCCTTCTTTGGCGCTTCTCACCGAGGAGTATCACGCTGGCGGCATGGCTGCGCCGGTCGACGTGGACATGGGCTCTGTGGAGAAGCTGGAGTTTGAGCTCACCTTCGGCGAGTACAATGCTCTGCTGTACCGCTACATCGGGCAGAACAACGTGCCAATCACCCTCCGAGGGGCCCAGGCCGCTGCCGACGGCAGCGGTACTGAGAGTGTCGTGTATTCGACGCGCTGTCTGGTGAAGGCGACCGACCCCGGGTCCTGGCAGCGGGGACAGCGCGGCACCCAGAAGCTCATGCTCACCGCTTCCTACCTCAAGGTCACGATCAATGAAGTGCCCGTCGCTGAGGTCGATGTGGAAACCATGGTGCGTGTCGTCGATGGTGTGGATCAGCTTGCGGCTACCCGCCGTGCGCTGGGCATTTAGGAGCAATGCAATGCGAGACAGCATTACTCTGCAGCACCCGGTTACTGTCGACGGCCGCACGATTGAAAGCGTCTCTATCCGGCGCATGAAGGTGCGGGATCAACTCGCGGCCGGGAAGGCGTCCAAGGATCCCGGCGAACAGGAAATCCATCTGCTTATGTCCCTCACCGAGCAGCCGCGTGAGGTGATCGAGGAGATGGATGTCCTGGACTACGCGCAGCTCCAGCGAAAGCTGATTGAGTATCAGGGTGGTGCGGATTTTCTGAAGCGGATCTCCGACGAGACCTCCTGAGCCTCGCCGCCCTGACCTCAACGGGTCTGGACTTCTGGCTCGAGCAGGAGATCCGCGACTACCTCGCGTGGCGGGCACAGGCCATTGAGCTTTGGCCCAAAGCGGCAAGCTAAAGGCACGCTGCCTACGATCTGGCCAGCCAGCGAGAACTGAGACGGGCTGTCCAGGCATCCAGGTGTCCGGCCAGCCGCCACACCGGCCGGTGGAGTGCAAAGCCAAGCACGACGCCGGCCGCAAGAACATCGCCACGATGCCAAGCTTGAGCGGCAGGCCAGGCATCAAGCATTTCACCGCCGATCACACCGGCAAGCGCCAGCACAGCAACAAAGAGCAGGATTTGAAGCGGCGATATGGGCAAGGAACTGGCACTCTCTCTGGTTATCGGCGCAACAATGGGTGCGGGTTTCAAGGCTGCGACGGGCCAGAGTGTAAAACAGATCGGCAAAATTGGCGAGGCGGCGGCCGCGACCAAGAAAGCCCTCAGCCGCATCGAGAAGTTCCGTGAGCTCAAGCGGGGGCTTGGTGAGGCAAAGCGATCCTTCGAGCAGGCAGAGCGCCAGGCTGAAAGTCTCGGCCGCGAGTTCCATCAAACCCAGAAGCCCACCCGCGACCTCACGCGCCGTTTCGAAGAGGCCAAGCGCGCGGCCGCCTCTGCCCGCAAGGCCTATCACTCCCAGGCGGAACAGCTGCAGCAGCTGCGTCGTGATGCCGACGCGGCCGGGCAGTCGTTTCGCGGCCTGTCACAGCAGCAAAAGCAACTCCGCACCGTCGGCATGGCTCTCGGGAGTGCCCAACGTGACCTCGCTGCCATCGGCACCCAGCACGATGCCCTGATGCAGCGCCGCGCGAACCTGCGTGGGCAGCTGACAGATGTGGTTGCCCTTGGCCTGGCCCTGGGCGCACCGGTGAAAGCGGCAATCGATTTTGAAAGCGCAATGGCAGATGTGACCAAGGCGCTCAATGACATTTCTCCAGACCAGATTAAGGAACTTCGCAAGTCCATCCTGGATATGTCCGGTGACCTCGGCATGGCCGCAGATCAGATCGCGGACATCACAGCTGCAGCAGGACGCGCCGGCATTCCTGTCGGTGAGCTTCAGCAATTCACGGCTGATGCCATCAAGATGGGGGTGGCATTTGAAATCGTAGGTGAACAGGCCGGCGGTGCAATGACCGGCATCCGGAATATCTTCAAGCTCACTCAGGATCAGACTGTACTCACCGGGGATGCGATCAATGCTCTGGGCAACAGTATGGACGCGAGAGAAGCCGAGATACTCAACATCCTCACGAGAGCAGGTGCGACTGCCGATATGTTTGGGTTGACCAGCAATCAGACAGCCGCACTCGGCGCAACGTTCTTACAGTTGAAGACACCTGTTGCCGTGGCCAGCACCGGCATCAACGCCATGCTCAACAAGCTCGTGAACTCCGAAAAGCAGACTGGCGCGTTCCAGGAAGGTCTCGAGGCGATTGGTCTATCAGCATCCGAGATGAGGCGGATGATCGAGGAGGACGCCCAGGCAGCGCTTCTCACCTTCCTGGATGCAGTAAGCACGGCCGACGACGTGCAGGGCACTCTTTTTGATCTCTTCGGCCTCGAATATGCCGATGACATCACGAAACTCGTTTCAGGGCTCGACCAATACAAAGCCGCCTTGGCCACTGTGTCGGACGAAACGGCAATCGCTGGTGGGATGAACGACGAGTACCAAAAGAAACTCGCAACCACGGAGCGCCAACTTCAGAACGCGAGAGGCAAGATTACGGCGATGGCAATCGTGTTGGGCTCTCGCCTCCTGCCGGCGGTCAACCTGGCGGGCTCAGCGGTGGGTCGTCTCGCGAGCACCGTGACGTGGCTGGCTGAAACTTTTCCTGTCTTTACGACGGTGGTGATCGGCCTTGGCGCGGGTCTCATGGCCCTGAAGATCACGTCCATCGCACTTGGTTATGCCTGGACCTTCGTAGCGGGAGGGGCCTTGGTCGTGAAAAAGGGTCTCGTCCTGCTCCGTGTGGCGGCCCTGCTTGCAAATGGTGCTCTTCTGAAAATGGCCCTCGGTGCCATCCCGGCTGTTGTGGCTGGGATGAAGGCCTTGACACTAGCACTCATGGCCAACCCCATTGGCCTCGCCGTTGCCGGCATAGCACTGGGCGCGGCGGTAATTATCGCCAACTGGTCGAGGGTCAAGCAATGGTTCGGGGACTTCTGGAGCTGGATGACCGGTGGCACGGGCAGCGCGTGGGATGCCATCAAGACTGTGATGAGCTTCTCACCCCTTGGACTGATCATGAGGTCGTGGGGGCCGGTGGTTGAGTTCCTGTCCGGTGTCATGGATACCATCGGCAGGGCCGTCGCAGCGGCAACGAGCTTCTTTGGGGGTGACACAGCAGCTGCAGCCAGTCAGCCAGGCGCGACCCGCAGAGGGCGCGGACGGGCAGCCGGGGCAGCGGTCGCCGCCAGCCTGGCTGTCGCTCCGGCTGCAGCGAGTGCGGTCCCCAGCACCACCGTCAACGATTCCTCAACGACCACCATCACTATTGTCCAGCAGCCGGGCGAGGACGCTGAAGCCTTGGCCGACAGGGTGGACAAGGTCATGCAGCGCAGGCGGCGGGGAGCCTTGCATGACTAGCATCCTCATGGCCCTGGGCTCCTACCGGTTCTCTATCGAGACGGCTGCGTACCAGGAGCTGCGCCGGCAGCACGAATGGCGATGGCCGTCACAGGAGCGTGTCGGCCGCACGCCGGCACTTCAATACACCGGGCCGGGCCTTGAGCGTGTCGAACTGAACGGTGTGATCTACCCGCACTACAAGGGTGGCCTCGGGCAGATCGATTCTATGCGGGCTGAAGCCGACGAGGGCTCGCCGCTCATCCTCGTCGATGGACGCGGCCGTGTCTGGGGCAAATACGCGATCACCCGCATCGAAGAAACGCAGGCTGTGCTGGCGAAGGATGGCGGGCCACGCCGCCAGACCTTCATGCTTGAGCTGGCAGCCTATGGGGAGGACGACGCCCTATGAGCGCGACCTATCTCACCCGCGACAGCGACATGATCGATGCCATCTGCTTTGGACACTACGGCCGGTCCATCGGTGTGGTGGAGGTGGTGCTTGAAGCGAACCCCAAGCTCGCGGACCTGGGCTCACGATACGATGCGGGTGTACTGATCACGCTTCCGGACATTGAAGACGGCGAACCCGAAACAGCGCAGGTGCGGCTGTGGGACTAGTCTGTGCACTTAAAGGTGACGATTGCGTCGGACAAACGCGACTGTCGCTCGACAGCACTGACGCCTCCGTCATGGCAGTCGAGATCAACACCAGCTTCTGCCAGAAAGCGACGGGATTTCCCTGTCTGACTTTCAATGAAAAAGCCGGCCTCGGTAGGTCCAACGCGGTACTTCGCCGGTTTGACGGTGCGATCTCCCGTCGATGTCTCGCAGTAGACAAATCCGTCTTCGTAAAAACTATCATCGACCTCATCATCCGGCTGATGCCGTGTGGGGTCTGTGCTGCAATCAGGAAGGGTGCGGACGCCCTCGCTGTGGAAGAGCAACTCAAGTTCACTCATGGCTTGATGCTCCGGGCTCTGGTCACACCCGGCAACGACAACAGCCAACCCAATCACCGCCACCAATTTCCACATGTGTCCGTCTCCATTTTGCGAGGGGCCGCATGACACCGCATTTCTCAGTCATTGCCAATGGCAGCGACATCACACCGTTAATCGCTGACCGGCGGATCAGCCTGCAGGTGACAGACGAGGCCGGCGATGAAAGCGATGCGGCAGTCATCACGCTGGATGACCGGGGTGCCGGCCTTGCGCTACTGCCCACCGGTGCCAAGCTCTCGATCTCTATCGGGTTGAAAGAGACCGGCCTTACATCGCTCGGGCTCTACACTGTCGACGAGCTGGAGCTTTCAGGCCCGCCTGATACCTATGTGATCCGTGCCAAGGCAGCGGACATGCGCGATGCCATGAAGGCCCCGCGCACGCGCACATGGCATGACACAACCCTTGGCACCATCGTTGGGAACATCGCGGCCGACAATGGCCTGACGCCGCGTGTCGCGGCAGCCCTGGCGAGCGTGGCCATCGCCCATGAAGACCAGACCGAGGAATCTGACCTGCATCTCCTTCGCCGTCTCGCGAAAGAGCATGATGCGATTTCCAAGCCGGCCGGCGGGCATCTCCTCTTCTTGCCCAAGGGGCAGTCTACAACTGTGAGCGGCCGCCAGCTCCCCACCGTCACAATCGCCAGGAACGAACTGGCAGACTGGCGCATGGTAGCGGCCAAGCGCGGGAGGTTTCAGTCCGTTGAGGCTGTATGGCGCGACAAGGAAGCCGGTAGCGATGAAGTGGTGACAGCCGGATCCGGCAACCCGGTGAAGCGCCTCCGCAGGACCTACGCCAATGCCGAGCGTGCGAAGCAAGCTGCTGCGGCCGAGCTCGGGGCCAGCAAGCGCGGAGAGGCGACTCTGGAGCTGACGATGGCGGCCGGCCGGGCTGATGTGTTTGCCGAAGCCAGGCTCACCGTTGCCGGCATTCGCGACGGCATCAACGGCGATTGGTCAATCACCCGCGTGGAGCACAGCGTGAACAGCAGTGGCTGGGTCACCCGTGTGGAAGCGGAAACGCCGACAGGCGATGAGGAGAAGGTGGGATAGGGAGTTGGATCCTATCGCGCCGCTAGTAGGCTCCAAAAACAGACGTTCGACAGCCAAGGCTCGCCCGCATAGATTCTCTAAGGGTAACCGTGTGAATTTGAATCGTTGTGGAAAGCAGTATGGGCAAAAACTCCAAAATTGAATGGACGCATCATACATTCAATCCTTGGTGGGGGTGCGTGAAGGTGTCAGCAGCCTGCAAGCACTGCTACGCGGAAACTTGGGCGAGACGCGTTGGGGAGGATGTGTGGGGCAAACGCGCTCCTCGGAGGTTTTTTACCGATAAACACTGGCGGACGCCGCTTGTCTGGGATCGCGAAGCCGAAGCCGAAGGTAGGCGTAGAAGGGTCTTCTGCGCTTCGATGGCGGATGTTTTTGAGGAAAGACGTGACCTTGATCCACATCGAGAACGTCTCTGGGCATTGATTGCTGACACACCCAACCTGGACTGGCTTCTCTTGACGAAGAGGCCAGATGCAGTTTCCAGCCTCGTGCCGTGGGACAATGCTTGGCCGGCCAACGTTTGGTTAGGCACAACTGCTGAAACACAAGCGTGGGCCGACAAGAGAATTCCCCACCTCGCTGAAACAGGTGCTCGAGTAAAGTTCTTGTCATGTGAGCCCCTCTTGGGAGCGCTCGATCTCACACCCTACCTTGGGTCAATTGTGTCCTGGGTGATTGCCGGTGGAGAGAGCGGTGGTAAGGCAAGACCATCCAAGCCTGAGTGGTTTCGAGACATCAGAGATCATTGTGCGGCAGCAGGAGTTCCCTTTCATTTCAAACAGTGGGGAAACTGGGTTCCAGTCCAGGAAGGTGAAGAGCAGGAACGCATCGTGCGGATGAGCAAACGGGCTGCGGGCCGTCTCCTCGATGGTGCTACCCATGATGGGGTTCCCGCATGACGCCTGAACAGTTGCAATTGCTGGATCTTCCAGAAGTTGAAGCCAATGCACCGCTAACGTTTCGTCCAATTCGATATCCCCTGTGGACGGAGCACAAAGCGCAGCTGATTGCGAAGTATCTGCGGTACTTCATTTTTATCACCCGTCACGGGGCATACATCGATGGTTTTGCAGGGCCGCAGGAACCAAACCGAGAGCAAGACCGCGACAGCATGTGGGCTGCCAAACTGGTGGCAGATAATGAGCCCAAGTGGTTGCGTGATTTTTTTCTCTGCGACGCTGACGCCAAGAAAGCCGATTTTCTTGAGGCCATTCGGGACCAGGAAAAAGACACACCAAATCGGACGGTTACGACCTTCATTGGCGATTTCAACGATGTTGTTGACGATGTGCTCGCCACTGACCGCATTACCGAAAAGACGGCATCTTTCTGCCTGCTGGATCAGCGAACATTCGAATGCAAGTGGAAGACTGTCGAGAAAATTGCAAAGCGGAAAACGGGTACGAAGATTGAGCAGTTCTATTTTCTAGGAACTGGATGGCTTGATCGCTCCTTGGCTGCACAAAGCGACTACGAGGTGTTGTCAGACTGGTGGGGCAATGAGGAATGGAAAACGCTCCGGGGAATGAACAGCGTTCTCAGAGCCAATCTTGTTGCGGAGCGGTTTAAAAGTGAGTTGGGCTATACGTTTGCCAACGCGTGGCCCATCTATGACAAGTACAACAGCAAGAGGGTGATGTACCATATGATCCACGCCACGGATCATCCTGAAGCCCCAAAACTCATGGCGCGCGCTTATAAGAATGCCACGAGCCGAAACGAGCCGGTCGAAGAAATCCAGCTAATGCTCGGACTTCCACAGGTGGATGTGGAAGATCACAGTGGTTCCTGAACTCTTCCGGGGAAGAAGCCAAAGGATTTCCACCTTAGGACGGGGGTCAGGGCGCAGCCACGCCCCGAACCGGAAGCCTACGACTCCCACGTCCAGGCGGCATGCCGCCCTTCGGTCCCGTCACCGCTCGAGCGGCGGGACTAACCTGAGTGAGTCGACTGACCTTGTCCAACACAAGCCTTGAGCCGGTTGTTCCGGCAAAGCCTGTTGCCCCCTACATTGGCGGAAAGAAGAACCTTGCCACTCGCCTGGTGGCCAGAATCGAAACCATCCCGCACGACCTCTATGCCGAGCCCTTTGTGGGCATGGGAGGGGTGTTCCTGCGGCGGAAATCAGCTCCCAGAGCTGAAGTGATCAATGACGTAAACCGGGAGGTCTCCAACTTTTTCCGCATCCTGCAGCGCCACTATGTCGCCTTCCTGCAGATGATGCAGTATCAGCTCACCACCAGGGCGGAGTTTGAGCGGTTAAGCCATGTGGATCCGAACACGCTGACCGACCTGGAACGGGCGGCACGCTTCCTCTACCTGCAGCGCACCGCATTCGGCGGGCTGGTCCGGAAGCAGTCCTTCGGCGTCTCACCCGACCGTCCCGGCCGGTTCAATGTGACCCGGCTTGCGCCCATGCTCGAAGACCTGCACACGCGCCTGGCTGGCGTGGTGATCGAGTGCCTGAGCTGGGAGGTGTTCCTGGCCCGCTATGACCGGCCGAACGCATTGTTCTACCTGGACCCGCCATACTGGGGCTCTGAAAAGGACTATGGCGACGCTTTCGGGCGTGAAGATTTCGTCCGGCTTGCGGAGGTTCTCAGAGGCCTGAAAGGGCGCTTTTTGATGTCTCTGAACGACCACCCTGGGGTGCGTGAGACTTTCCACGACTTCCATTTCGAGGAGGTCCGAGTGGCTCGAACAGTGGGCAGGTCAGCCAGCAGCCGTAAGTCCGTTGGCGAAGTCATCATCTCAAAGCGGGAATAG